CTGGTGCGCTGGGGCGCCATTAGTTAGTCTGTGTCCCAGGCACCCAGCATTCTTGTAATGGAGTATAAATGCTTACTACACTTATCTGTATGGTAATAGGTGCGTTCAGTATATTTACTTTATTTGGAAGAGTGCTGACAACGTATGAAGCTAATGACGAAGCTAGAATCAAAGCTATTCTTCGTGACGTCTATCTCGATATTATTATAGCAATGATTATGGTTACGTTATTTGCTAATACGTCAGCTTCTAGTCTTATTCTGCATTATCTTACAGTCAAGTTTGTAATAATGCATATGGCTAATTATGACACTCTATTAGCCACAGAAGTAAATTAACGTACTTTTAAGCCACGAAGCTTAGGCGAAACATATAACCAAATTCTAGATTGTTCGTCTTTATACTTAGCGCAGTTCTCATTATGCCAGCGGTCGATCATATACTGTTGCGCTACTAGACCGCAATGAATACATTCTTTTTGAATAGCTCTATTATTAACACGTTCGGCGACACGGCGTAGCTGTGTCGCTTTTATTTTTTCTGCTTGTTCAGCTGTATGAACGTATTTGCCACGTCTAGGAGTATTAGCGTAACGCTCTTGTTCTGCCTTACGCTGTTCTAGAATTTTTTCTAGACTCTTAACCATCTTGTAAAATTTGTATTATTCTCTATCAAGCTTGGTCATGGCTTTCAGCATCCATGCATGCTTGGTATGGGCTTCTAGACGCCCACCCAGGAAGTTAATTACTTCCTCTAGACCTTCTTCCTTGGCGATTGATACACCTACACGAAGAGACTTAATAACAGCTTCATTAGCTGCAATCAATTTAAGAATCATTGTAGAAGCATTTAGGATTTGAGTCTCTTCCTCTACTGAGGTCAACTCTTTAAATCTAGAATATGAGCCAGGTGCATATGAATCAAGTGCACGAATATGCTCTGCAATACCATCTACAGCGCCATGAACCTCTTCATAGATGCTGCCAAATAACTCATGTAATTGAGGAAAGAATCTACCTTCAACGTTCCAATGAAAGTTATGCGCATTAAGATACATTCCAAATGTATCAGCCAAAATAACTTTTAGGTAGTTGGATGTCTTTAGCATGTTATACTCCAAGTCGATTTCATTGTATTTATCGACTTGGAGCTTGTGCTACTTCTTCTAGAGGACGTTCCCTGTAGAAGCGATGGTTACCTATAGTAGCTGTATGCTCAAATCTCCTGAACGAGCCAGGAGTCCTTCTTAATGAATGAAAGTACTTGGCATTTCTGGTTACGTCTCTAACTAGATCTGGCTGATTAAGAACCAACCAGCTTAAAGCTAATGCCTGAAACCATTGCTCACCGCCAGGATTACGTAAACGTTTACTAGTCCATTCGAACTGACCTGGACTATAGACGATTTGACATATAGTGCGAGTTGAATCATTAAACCTATTCATTGTTACATTAGCTACTGCTAACTGTCCTAGAATAGGCTCACCTCTTGATTCATGGAAGATATTAAGAGCGAGACACCGTACATCGGCATCTCGCTCAACATTACGAGGTAATACTTGAATATGATGTTCTACTAGTGCTTGTAGAAACTCAGAGTAGTCTGAATTAGATCCCCTTGCTTGTGTTGACTGTATCGTTAGCGAGACCAGAGTGAAGGCTACCAATAAGCTCTTCAGAATGGATTTTCTTAAAATTGTACTGTCCTTCATACATTTTTAACGTTTCGGCGGTTGCCATTACAAGTTGACACAATCGAACATTGTGTTGCATCTTGATTCGTCCACCGAAATTGTATAACGTCCCTCCTACAAATCCTTCGAATCCAGAGTCATACAAACCAGAAATGATAAAAATACCATTACGGTTTAGCGACGACCTAGTAATCAAATAACCGCAGTACCCGGATGGTACCGTTACAAAATGAGGCGATGTAAATTCGTACGCACCTCGAGTTAAAACCCAAAACCCATCATCATTAACAGGAATTGGTTGTGACTTCTTCTTATGAACCGTTTGTTCATCAGAAATCTCAAATAGTTGATTATGATGATCGCTATATGGATGTTCATAATCGTCTATTAAGCGAAGCTCACTTACCCTAATATCTACAGCATTCATTTGAATGCACTTAGGGTCTAGATCCGATACGTTATTTAGCTCGTTGCCGGCAGGATGTACAAACATATTAAAGCTCCAATAGATAAGGACTATTCTTAGTACTGAATGTACTTTCGATTATAGTGTGTCTATTTAAAAGATCAAGTCTAAAAACATAATTTGGCTTAACAGAAAACGAACCCCCATCAGCGGCTTTTTCGTCAAACCTAGTAGATGAAATATTCATATCAAAGTCAATAAACAGAGGTGATATTTCATTCCTAAACATATACATTTCACCCATATGATGCATTAAGCATGCAAATGTTCCGTCTACTTCTGAAAGATTACCTTTGTTTATCATATAATTAAGAAGCAATTGAGTATCCCAGGTACTACTAATACATGTTTCTTCTCGTAGCTTCTTAATAGTAGCTGGTTTAAGAATACCATTATGCCAAAGCAGGCTAGTACTTCTTACTTCTGTATGATGAAATGCTGCTGGATGAGTATCAATATAAGAGTAATTCTCAGTAGTAGGTGCTTGCGAATGAACTACGTAATACTGTCCGGGGAATGTTCTACAAATATTACTAAGCTTAGTATAGGATAGTTCACCCATATCCCTATCAACATAGAGCATTTTCTTATTACGAAAATCATATACAGATACCGAATGTGAATGAGTACCTCGATATGAATTCAGCTCGTACAAATGCACGAGCATATGATATTCAAATGATCCAATGATAGCGCACATTATGCTGCTTCCTTATATCTTTCGATTAACTTGTTCCAGTCAATATCAATCTGATACTTGATCATATCAGGGATACCGGCCTTGGCAAAGTTCATAATACGTTCACTACAAGAAGGACACTTACCACAAGAATGTCCTTCACTATCTGGATTATAACAAGTAAGCGTATGCGCTAGAAGACCTACACCACCGTCCAGTTCTTCTAGAATACGAATCTCATCAAGCTTACTAAGCTGCGAGAAAGGAGCAATAATCCTCGGCTTCATAAGTCGATTTTCACTCAATACGCTATTAAGTTTATCTACAAAGCGTTGAGTAGTATCCCAATACCCATATTCGTCGTGTACTTGAAGACCCATTACAATATTTTCCATCTTCTCAACTTCAGCATAAGCTGCAGTGATAGATGCCAGAATCATATTACGATTCGGAACATATGTCTTAGGTTGCGGAGAACCTAGAACTTCATGAATGGTTGGCATAGCAATGCTACTATCAAGATTAGCAGAAAAGCCCTTGCCAATATCTCCAAGTATTCTAAGATCGAGTACCTTATGTCTGACTCCTAGTAAAGAGGTTGAAGCGCGAGCCTTATCAATCTCAATGGATTGTCTTTGACCATAATAAAAGGTCAGCGCTCTTACATTTTCGCGACCATACTTTTCTACGCATAGTCGCATCGCTACAGTACTATCTAGGCCTCCTGATAGCACGACTACAGCGCCACCACCATCAGGTAGACTTACTAGAGCAGATTTAAGATCAGCCATTATAGTGTATCCTTATACCTTTGAAGATACCAAATTGCCTTTTCAATATCTTCCTTGACATCCTTGTGCTTCTTACCAGCACGTAAAATGTATTTTACACTATTTCCTAGATGAAAGCCAAGCTTATAATGTTCGATTACGTTAATAGCTTCATATACTCCAGGATTATAATGCTCGGGATGATTGACTGATTCTTTCTTTGGAAGTACATCATCCATGGTATAGCCTGAAACATAATCACTATATTCAGGTATCGATGCTACTTCCAATAGACTAGGCTGTCCATCAGAAGCACCATACATGTACGAGTCACCATTTGGCCAATTTGTCATCTTACTGCCTCATCGTCTTTTTCATTAAACCAGTACGGTTTACAATTCGTTCAAACACTTCATAACTACTAGCACGCATGGGATTGATATCAATACCACCACGGCGAGTATACAAACAAGCCACAAATAGTTCTTCTGGCTTTAATAGATCTTGTAGTCGCTTATATACCATCTCACAAATCTCTTCATGAAAATGATTTTCTTTACGAAGCGATACAATATACTTCAATAGACTCTCTGGTGTTACTGACAACTGACCTTTAATATGAATGAATACATCACCCCAATCAGGTTGATTAGTAACACGGCAGTTCGAACGCAGCGCACTAGTATGATAGCGTTGCAATCCACCAAAAGTATTAGTAATGACTAGAGTATTAGGATCTTCGTTGAAGATATCAAAGTCAATCTTATTGACATCAACAATATCTTCAATCGTCATAAACTGAACGTCAAAATACTCTTGCTGAGTATGATTCAGTTTATTAGGATAGAAACATACACGAACAGGACTAAAAATACCCTTACCTCGTTCATCATCCCCATACAAGGCATTTGAGATATCAGTAGCAACCATATCTTCAAATACCCAAGTAATACTTTCGCTGGCACAGTAATCTTCTTCACGAGGAGCAATCTTCATCATATTATATGAATTCAGATACAATTTGAGAGACTTTGACTCAACGATATTAGGACTATCAGAAGGATATTCCAATACAAGTACACCATTTACTGGATAACCATTAGGTGTTAGGAATGATACTTCATAACAATTCCATACATCATGCCCTACAAAGTCCTTATCTGTAATACTATAGCCTGTACGATTCAGATGTCGAGGAATAGGTACTAGTAGAGATGGATCTCGACTATCAGGAGTCTCGTATGGCTTTACAACTGTACCATCTCCTGCCTTACCTAGATGCGCACTAGCAATGCGCTCGATTTCAGATTTTACCGTATCCACCATATTGCATTCCTTCATAGATTTCTTTGACTCGATTGACCCTGTTTACAACACTACCTGTAAGGTAGAAAAAACTATCTTTATGTAATTGTAGTTCAGCAATTACTTGCTTGAATTCTTCTACGATATCGTCACGGAAAGTTATATCCGTACTTCGTACGCCATCATCCTCCATATCAAACTCCGGCTCAATATAGAACACAATATCGTATTGATGCCAGATCTTACTAAACATCTCAACAATATAATTTGAAGTATTACTACTTACTTTACCATTCTTCCACAAGTACCTAGTATATACCAAGCAGTCAAGAGCAGTTCTATCTGTAATCATATTATTATTCATGAATACATTTTCTAGATGCTTGAGCATAATCATATGCTGAGTCTTATCATCACCACCCTCGTTGATATTAAGACCCATTGCACGTACTTGACGAGTTACTTCATCACATACCTTATAATGCTTGAAGCATGACTCTGATCGTAGAGCATTCAATAGAGTAGTTTTACCTACAGAATGAGCTCCTGCTAATCCAATTTTCATATACCACCTCTTGTATGTCTGTACTGCCATAATAGATCATTCATAAAAATAGTCCAGAGCTCAACAGAGGCACTACGAAGATGATCGGAAAGAGTTTTAATGTCCCAATTATATTCAATATCTACACGCTTGAACATATAGATATCACCTCCGTCAAGCTCAGGAGTAGCTCTATGAATGACTGTACCTGATGATCGCAATTTCATATCCAGAGCTTTTTGTTGAGGATCTTTGCCTTTAAGCTCTGGATACTTGATAATATCACCAGGATGGCCATTGAATACCAGATGATTTTTGGTAATTACATCTGGTAGAATACGCGTATAACCATGCATAGTTATTATACACCTGGAACGTTCCGCTAGCATGTGATGAATATCGTTAGACTTCATCATCGCCACGCGAGGCACTCTATGAATGTCTTCGCACCAAGTCTCAGTTTTAAAGTTATTAGTAAGAGTTATATCAGGGCAAACACCAAGATTCTGTGTTATATAATATAACTCCTTACCTGACTGTGAGAATAGTGCGATCCATTTCATACGCCGCAAAAATTCCTAAACATCATAATATTATACTTAATAACACTCCATTGATCGTCACGCACTTCATCATCAATAAGTGTAAACAACTTAACACTAGGCTTTGTCTCAAGACCAGTTACACTATACTTGTTGCCAAGCAATCCATTTACCACTGGACTACTAGTATCGACTGACTCAACCCAAGATAGTTGCTGATAGAAGTACATCTCCTGAGGAAGAGAACATCCAAGCAAGTGATGTGGCTTATTGCGGTTAGCCTTATTTTTTTCTTCTAGCATGGACAGAAACCTAGACCGTCCACGCATACAGAGAGCTTCTGTACTTAGACCAGCTGGAGCAGTAGGATCGTTAAGATAACAAGAAGAATCAAAAGAGATTCCCACCTTACCAATTCGATCATCAAAAGCAATCTTTGTATAGGTGTTAAAAAGTTCTTCATATGTGCTTCCCTGTACAACAGCCATGGGCTTTGAATATGCTGGAATTTCAGAATACTTAGTAAACCAATCTTCCATTCGCTCCAACGTCTTCTTACCGTCATTGAGTACATCTGGAATAATATAATATTCCGGACGTAGTTCGTTGATCCAATAATGATAACGTTCACTATCGTAAGCTTCACCTAGCTCGAAGATCGAGTTATCAAGCATAATATGATTCCCGTAAGCAGATGACTCCAGGAATAGATCACGATAGGTTTCATTTTCATCCATGAGATGAACCAAGCAGTAATCGCCGTCAGTCATTTCTTGTACTTGAGCGAAAATGCTATTAGGAGCTTCATGGAAGATTAGCTTAGACATAATAATTTCCTTGTTCTATTATGTACTCATTATATACATTTTGAGTATAAAGTCAATATGTTTTATTGGATGCTTTCAATAAAATCATGTCCGGTAGCAACCCATAGTAATACGTCGCCTTTTTTACTGACCTTTGCTCGTTCTATATTACGTTCTACGTACTCTATCATATCATCTACTTTATAGCGAAAGATAGAGTGCGTTTCCGTATCTACACCATATATTTCTTTAGCTGTAGTAGTATACAACCAGCCAGGTTTACCATTTTTAGTCTCAAGTTCTACCGCTAAGTATCCCTTGAAATAGTTTGACTTTACATCAACGGGTATTTTTTCGATTAAGCAATCGATTTTTAAATGTACTTGACTAACAATATCATTCTTGTCTTCAAATAAGATATTGTTATTTTTACAATACTGCTTTACTATCATTTCACCTAGATCGCCCTTAGCTCCAGATGAACCGTAGCGACCTTGAGAGTTAGCGTACCAAACCATTAATATAGACCTGTCGTGTTTTTCTGAATTTGAATTTGTTGAAAGAACTCGTTCTTTACTTCGAGCTTTTCAAACTCACCATAAACTACGGACGTTTGAGTAGCGCTATTAAAAGCATTTACACCTCTGAATGAACAACATCCATGAGATGCTTCTACATAGACAGCTACATCATTCGACTCTGTAGCATCCATAATATGCTTGGCGATCTGAACAGTCAACTCTTCTTGAAGTTGACCTCTCCGAGCATACCATTGTGCGATACGAATATACTTGGAAAGACCAATAACCTTCTTACCAGGAATAATTCCGATAAAGCACAATCCCCATACAGGTTGATGATGATGCGAACACATAGACTTAATCTCGGCTCGCACTACCAACATACCCTTATACGTATTTACACCATCATTAGGAAAAGCAGTACAATCAGGTGCAGTATTGTAACGACCGGACATTAACTCATTAACGTACATCTTGGCAAGACGCTTTGCTGTACCTTTAGAGTTAGGATCATTTTCAGTATCGATGATTAAGGAATCAAGAACTCCTTCGAACTTACTAGTAATTTCTAGAATAAGTTCTTCCTTCTCATCTTTCATAATATAAGGTGCGATATTATCGCACGCAAAGAATCGTCCATCGTTACGCTTAATGCGATCACGAATGCGTTTAGATACAACGCCGCTCATATCAAGTACCCCATTCATTTTTGTATAATGGTACTTGTATCCTGGGCGAGAATCTAAATCCACTGTCTCTACAGAAATCCGCTACATTTCGCTCATTCATTTCGTATACCGAATTAACCCCACCAACAGGCATTAGGTATACTGGAATGTCGATTCCAGCTGCTTTATATTCTATAACAGCCTCAACTGCATCATAGATATCAGCAGCTTCAGATACAACGAACTTAAAGTAGCTACGATGACCTGGAATCTTAATATACTGAGCTACTACATCAGGACAAATAGCTTCTTTCCATACTTCACCACTCGAAGGTAGCTTAGCAGAGATAGAGAATGTAGTCTCTACACCATGAATCATATACAGATCATGAAGATAGTTATGAAAGTCATTGGAGAGCTTTTGAGTACCATTTGTCTCAAACGTAAGATGAGTTAGATTCATATTACGATTACGAATCTCATCTAGTAGTTCTGGAAAAGACTTCTGCCAACCTAGTAGAGGTTCACCACCAGTAATAATAAGATGCTTATCGCGACCAAAAGTACCGTACGGTAAAAGCTCCTGCATTCTATTAACAATAGCTTCAATAGTAAGCATAGGTGATAGATGCTTAAACCTTGGATCCCAGGATGCATAGGAATCACATCCAGTAGATACTAGAGGTAGTTCTTTGTAATCTTTAAACTTTAATGGATTAGCTTGTAGTTGCTCAGCAACATTATCACGTTCGATTGAATACTTACCTCGTGGCATACCAAAACCACTGCAAGAGAAGTTACAACCAAAAGTACGAAGGAATACAGATGGTACTCCAACGTACTGTCCCTCCCCTTGCAGGGAGTAGAACAGTTCAGATACTTTAATTTTTGCCATTTTTAACTCCTAGTTATAAAGCTGGAAGGGCAGCTTATTTGCACTCACAGTCTGGTTTGCATTCGCAGTCTTCATCGTCGAATAGATTTTCATTATCTTCGCGATGACCTTCACGGTATGCCATATTAGCTACAGTTTCGCGCACTTCTACACGGAAACACCATATGCGTTCTGCTTCACCTGGTCCCCACATCTCAGGAATATAGACACCATTAACATACTTGTAAAGCTGATCAGCTAGACCTTCACATCCAAGCTTAGGAAGGATAGTAAGCTTAGCCATCTTCTTCTGCTCAAGAAGCTTGAAAGTTTCTAGATCAGGATCGTCTTGAGCTACTAGCAATGTATGATCAAATTGATCTTCTAGAGCTCGTTTTAGTTCTTTAAGACCGCCATAATCTGCTACCCAGTTACGAGTATCAAGAGTATTACTACCAAAGTAAAACTTCATGGAAAAACTATAACCATGAATTAAATTACAATGACTATCTGCTCTCCATTGGCGGTATGCACATGGAAAAGCATTGTGATATTCTTTAGTGGAAATGTACTTATATGTCATTTTTGAATCCTAGTTTGTCGTTTGTACTGGTGGAAGGGCACCAGATAACTTACTTAGCTTTCGCTTGATCGATTTCCAGTCTTTTATAGCCTTATTACGATTTAAAAAGTTTGCATCATCCCAAAATATCTTTCCTTGCATATGTGTCATTTCATGTTGAAATAGTCTCGCAGGCGCACTATCAAAATTCTCTGTCTTAGTATCTCCGTTAATGGTTTGATATCTAACACGAATAGAATATGATCTGTTTATCTTTACACTTAGTCCTGGAAAAGATAAACAAGCTTCTGAACCCTGCGCAAGTTCAGGAGATTCGTATACAACTCTTGGATTAATAAAGATCTTATACTCAGTCCAATCCTTAATAACAAACATCTGAATATTATGGTCAATCTGAGGTGCTGATAGACTTAGAGCATCTCGTGCTTTGCATACACTTACGAGCTCTTCAGCTACCTTCGTAATATATTCTCTATCACTAAAGTCAACCTTATTGGGTACATTAGTGGAAGATTCCTCACCTAAAATAAGTCTAATCATTATGATTGTATCCTACTAAAGTTTTTATGCTTTTCAAACCTTATGACGTTACTGAACTTGTCAATAGTCTCGGCCTTATGACTTATTATAATAGTATTTGTGTCTGAAATCAAGCCATAAATGATCTTCAAGAAGTCTTCGATACCAGAATTATCCAAAGACCCATCTAGAGTTTCATCGAAGATAAGAATGTTAACATTGGCACTATTACGAAGCTTGGCAATAGCTCTCCAAGCAAATAGTACTGCAAGGTTTAATCTCATCTTCTCACCTTCAGAAAATGATTCAAAACTAAATTCATCTCTATAGCGTGACTTAATCTTCTCTTCGAAGTTCTCATTGAGTTCAAAGTTAACGAAGAAGTCCATAGCAGCCAAATACTTGTTAATAAGCTTATTCATAATAGGAATATACTGCTTAATAATCTTAGCCTTAATGCCAGTGTCCTTTAATAGGTTGGCAACTATGTCTAGCACTTGTTTATAGTCACTTGCAATGTTCTTTTCTTTTTCGTACTCTTTAAGCTCTTTCTTGAACTCATCAGTACTCTCGACTACTAGATCAGCTGCTCGTTGTTCTTCGTATAGTGTTATCTCTTTAGTATAACGAGTTATTAGATTATTAAGCATGGTAATATCACTGTTGATACTGGATACTTGCCTTTCTAGAGTAGAAATATTTTCAAGTGTCTTTTGTATTTCAGCTTGACGTTGAGTAGTCTTTACATATTCTTCTCTAAGCTTTTGTACTCCTTCCTCAACTTCTTGCATATTACTCTTACGAGTATCTACAGCAGTGCATTTAAATTTAGTATCAATTTCCTGCTTACAAGTAGGGCAGGAATCATTATCATGGAAGAAGGAGAGCTCTTTCTTAAGCCTGTTGAGTTTATCATTAAGCTGGGCTTCTACCTTATTCATAAACTGAATACGTGCAGATACCTTCTGTGTATCAGATATGGTTTCATTTAGAGAAGCAATACTAGCTCTAAGTTCATTGGCTTTAGTTGTATTCTCTACAATATTATGCTCACACTTTACTATCTCATTCTTGGCATTTTCAATGAGAGAGTTTTTATCAGCAGTTAGCTTCTGAACATGCTGTTCTTGTAGTTTGATCTTTTCTCTGACTAAGTTTATTTTAAAATCTATATCAGAAAGGTTGCTTTTATTATCGCTAGCGCGGATTTTTAAAATATTATTCATCGTAGAGAAGACTTGAATGTCTAATAGATCTTCAATAACTGCTCTACGATGAGCTGCTGGTAACTGCATAAAAGGTACATAAGATGCAGAACCAAGCACTACAATCTGAGAGAATGACTTAAAGTTTAACTTAAGAATATTCTTCTCAAGATGCTCTTGATAGTCCCGGGCATCAGCACTCTGATTTACTAAATTACCATTCTTTACGATCTCAAATACATTAGGCTTCATACCTCTACGAATGAGATACTTGTCACTACCTGCAAAAAACTCTAGTTCTACCACTAGATTCTTTTGATTAATACTATTAATTAACTGTGGCTTATTAATATTACGGTACGGTTTATTATACAGTACATACATTAAAGCATCTAGAATAGTAGACTTACCAGCACCATTTGCACCTACGATAAGTGTTTGCTTATGCGTAGCCAGATCAATCTCAGTAAAGAGATTTCCTGTAGATAGAAAGTTCTTATAGCGAATGGTTTTAAAAAATATCATGCTACTTCCATATTAGATGCTTCATTATAAAGTTCTTGTAGTACTTGCTTAATAGCAGTTTTATCAGTCTTGATATTAAGTGAGTCTACGAATTTATTCAAGATAGTAAGTGTATCTTCCGCTTCATCTACAATCTCCTGATCATCTTCTAGATCAAGATTGAGGTGATCTTCTACTACCTGTACATCGATAGGATTGGCTTTCTCAAGTCTATCAATAAATGTATCAAATAGCGAATGACTTGTCTTCTGCTTTACTACTACTTTAACATAAGCGTTATTATATTGCTTGAAATCTTGATTAATTAGTTCTTCAAGAGTATTATTTACATCATCGTAAAATAGTTTAAAGAATAAATTGTACGGGTTCTGAATAAACTCTAACTTACGCGTATCAAGATCTAGAATATGAAAACCTCTAGGATCATTAAAGTCAGACCAGATCATCTCATAAGGAGCACCAAGGTAGTTAATATTACCTACAGTTGACTTATGATGGAAGTGACCTGAGCATACCATATCAAACTTATTGAATAGGTTACCATCCATACCTTTCTCGCAGATAGATCCGCGATACATCTCAAACCCAGCTAGTTCTAGGTGACCTAGTGCAATCTGAGCTCTAGTAAACTGAATAGCTTCATGAGTTAGAGCAATGTTTTCGCTGCATACCCAAGGTACGTATAGAATAGGAAAGCCTTTAACATCTACTTCAGTAGGTTTAGTATAGATGTTAATCTTACTATTACTATAGAGAGTCTCTACTGCGTTAAAGTCATTTGAGTTCTTGAATGGGCAGTCATGATTACCTACCATTACATCTAGTCTAATATTACGCGCTAGAAGCGGTTTGATAAAAGTAGAGTCCAGGTGATTGGCTGTGATAAAATTAATGAACTTACGACGATCGACAAGGTCACCGAGATGAATGACGTGGTCAATACCAAGCCTATCAATAGTAGGAAAAAAGATATCATTATAGAACTTATCAAGATAGGGATGCAAGGACGTTAGATCGCCCCGCACCCCAAAGTGAGTATCGCAGATTAATGCGACTTTATTCGGCATGAGCAGCTCTAATTACCGACCTACGCTGCTTACCTGAGTTAACATACTTAAGCTGATCGCGGTCAAACTTCTTTACTGCTTCATCACATACAGCACGAATCGTATCGATATTATCGCGATAGTTCTTGCGTACGTTTACGCTATTAGTCTTCTCATCAAACATAGCTAGAATGTATTCACGCAGAATAGGTGGAATAACATTCGTCTTATCATTCAGTACTTTCATTTGCTTTCTCCTGTAATTTCTTTGCACGTGCTTCTTTAGTAGCGGTCTTTTTAGTAGCTAGCTTCGTTTCGAAGTCATCTACAAAAGTGTTCATGAAGTCACCGTTTAGTTTAATAGAAGGAGCAAAGGATGCAATATCATCCGTCTGCTGTTCTACTATACCACTATGAATAACTTCACGTTCAAGTACTTTATGCTTTACATATAGCTGCTTACGCTCTTTCTGAATACGCCGTAGAAATGCAAAATAGATGATCTGAGTAAAATATGCAAATGGATTATCAGACTTCTCCGGATTAAAATTATTCAAGTAAATAAGGCAGTTCTCAATACCGTCACTAATCATCTCCTCGCGATAGGAGTAATTAACAAAGTTACCTTTTAGAGATAATCGATTTGCAATATTAAAAAGGCACTCACCGATATAATTAGGAACACGAGGAGCAGGTAGACCCTTTTCTTCGTGCTCTTTAATCTTGGCTTTATAGTTAATAAGCGCTTGTAAAAACTCTGGATTATTTACATAATGTCTCTTAGGTTTAGTGGATTTGACCGGAGTAGTTATGGAAGTGTTCATCTGGATCTTTACTCTCTGCCTTCTTTACAAGTTCATAAAATGTAATCAACTCTTCATTAGGCTTATTATAGCATATTACGCTCTTTTGTTCAATAACTAAAGAGGGAGATTCTATGTATGGCATCCACTTATCGATCTGATAAATCGTCTTCTCGTTTCGATAATCCTTTAGAATAAAATAGGGGTCGTGTAGTATAAAAGTTTTACGAGTCGATTCAGCTACAGCGATAACCTCTTCACCTGTAATTAACTTAAAGACTTGGTGCTCCAGAGTTTTGGACCGAGACGTTGTAGATTCTGTAGGGCAGTTTTTCTTCATTATAATTTTTTACCCTCTCAAATAAATGGTTGAGTGTATAATTTTTCTTACCTTTATAGGTAAGATCATCAGCAATATCATAAAGAGTAGCAGTGTCTTTACTATCAGATACTCTAAGACCTC